AGAAGTCCATAGAGGTTGTGGATATTTTCTGTGAATTATTGTCTGGATACGCCAAAAGAGAGGCGCATCCCAAGAAAGAGGTTGTAGATGGAACAATCCAAGCGCTCGAAGCCCTCAGAACGGCGGAAAGCAAGCACCACGAAAAAATCAAATCAATTACGGGCTCCATCCGATAAGAAGAAGACACTTGTCGAGAAGGAGGTAGAGCTCGAAAAGCTGGATGAGGCCGCTACGGGGGAGCAGGTTATTGCCCTTAGAGCTTCCGGCAAGACGGAGGCCGCAATCGGGAAGATCGTCGAATGGGATCAAAAGAAGGTCCACAAGTTCCTCATGCAGCCCGAGAGCCTTAAGGGGCTCACCAAGGCTAAGAAACTGCTCCTTGAGGCAGTCAACTCCAATCTCGTAAGAGTCGGCACACAGGCGGCTGATAAGTTGTCTGAACTTATGCACAATAGTGACCCTTCAATATGTCTCAATGCTGCTAAGGTGACCCTTGACGCCATAGGCAAGCTTGCCATGAGAGAGGGGACTGTGGACAGAGTATCGTCCGGGGTCGCACTCCAGGTAAACATTGGTGGCCAAGAGGCCCAGACTATAGTAACAGATGAACTCAGAAAACATCACAACCGTTAAGGTCATTGACCGCCCAGACGACCTCAAGAAGCACCTGGGAGATCCTATGGTCCGCCAGGCCTGTATATCAGATGCCTGGTATCGTGGCGACCTGAGCTATCAGCTGCGCCCTCACGGGCAGTTAGACCTGTATAACTTCATTCATAGGACTCACACTGAGGACCCCACGCCTGAGCTGTTTGTCGTTGAGACCCATAGGCGGTTCGGAAAGTCATATATATGGACGCTGCTTGCACTTGAGAGGGCCCTCTCAAAGCCCTGGCAGCTGATTAAGTACGCGGCCCCCACAGCTGTACAGTGCCAGAAAATCGTTAAACCCAACCTGGCACGCATCTTACGTGATTGCCCGGCGGATCTGAAGCCCCATAAGGCCGGTATGACCTGGACATTCAAGAACCCCAGGCTTAAAGAGGGTGGGGCCACCCCTACCTCTGAGTTTCACCTGATTGGCGTGAACGAGGACCCCGACGCCATTCGTGGTGAGGCGACAGACTTTGCGGTACTCGATGAGGCGGGCATGATGAAGCGCCTGGGCTATATAATCGAGGACATCCTCAGTTTCCAATTCATTGGTCGTAAAGACCCCATGATGGCCATGATTTCGACCCCACCGGCCTCTATGGACCATCCATTTATAAAGAAATATATACCCGACGCTATGCTCGCCAAGCGGTACTTTATCATGCCCGCGAGCAACAATAAGGACTTCAGCAAGGAAGATGAGGCTGTCGTAATCAGGAATTGCCAGTCTACGGACTCTATCTCATGGCAGAGGGAGGCCGAGTGCAAACATATCACTGATACGGAGTCCATGATTATCCCCGAGTATAATAAGGTTAAGAAGGACATAGTCCGTAAATGGCCGGACCCAGGCTTTTATTACCCTGAAATTTGTTTCGATGCTGGGGCAAAAGACTATTGTCATATGTTGTTCGGTTATGTAGACTTTCGGGAACAAGTTTTGGTAATATTGGATGAGATATGGGTACACTACAAATCCACCGGCCAGATAACTGCGCTTTTACAGGAAAAGCAGTGGGAAGTCTTCGGAAGGAACAAGTACAAGACTCATATCTTTGCGGACGCCCCCCTACAGCAACTTATAGATTTCCAGATGGACCACGGCGTAAACGTGGAGCCAGCTCTGAAGCACGACGCAGACGTAACCTTGTCTTCGTTGAGAACTTCCGTCCAGGGCGGTAAGATAATTATCGACCCTAAATGTCAGCGTTTACTATATCAGTTAGAAAATGGGATTTGGAATGACAAGCGAACAGACTGGGTCAGATCGGAAGAATTGGGCCACTGCGACGGAATTTCGGCTTTGGCGTATTTTAATAGATGCGCCAAATGGAGGAAAAACCCCTTCCCAGACGGGTATTACGATCCAAGGAGCACTTTTGACCTTGATGCGTCAAAGCATAATGGAACCAGGAACTTGATAAGGAACATATTTAACAGATGAGCCCCATAGAGAAGACTCCAATAGTTGTTGGCGACCCTCCTGAATATTGGGCCAGCGAAAAAGATCCTGATAAGTTGGCAGAGCACGCCCGAGACAGGGTTGATGATTTCATCGAGACGATGAAAAAGGCCAGGTTTTGGAGCAATGCGTCCAGGAACTGGAATTATTATCATGGCCTGTTTACCGGTAAGGGCTTAAGTGCCTCCGATGCCGCTATAGAGGTTATGGGCCGAGATGGCCAGTTACGCCAAATCTCACTTAATCACTTCCATGAGCTTATTGGCCACATGCTCAATTTGGTCACCCAGAACAGACCGGCGTTCGAGACTGAAGCGACCAGGACTGACCATGACGCCCTGAAAAGCGCAGAGCTTGGCGATGCCATAGTCAACGATTACCTCAAAGACAAGGGCCTCGAAAAGCGGTTCAAGAGAGCAGTTGAACACGCTTTAGTTATGCAGATGGGGTTCATATATGCGCCATGGGACTGGAACGTAGGCAAGACGATTGCCATAGACCAAAATGCAGATGGAGAGCCCAGGCCGTTAAAAGATGGCGACTTTGTCTTCTCGAACCCGTCCATATTTGATGTTTATTGGGACTATACCTGCAATGACTGGGAAAAGCTTCAGTGGGTCATCATTAGAAGCTATGCGAACAAGTTCGACTTGGCCGCCAGGGCTTCAACGGAGGAGGAGCGCGAGGAAATCCTTAATCTGGACGAATACGACGTTAAGGAAGAGGACGACGGAAGTCCCCAGAAAGCCGCCGTTAACTATTTCGGCATGGAGGGTGAGTATAGCGATCTTGTCCCCATATGGGAGGTTTACCACCTTGACTGCGACGCCATGCCTGGCGGGCTTCACTGCACATTCACAAGCGACGACAAGATTATCGGCCCTGTCGGAGAGATGCCGTACAAGCGTCTGCCGTTATTCAGGATAACCCCTGAGGAGTTTCTGTTGACGAGCTTCGGATACTCTCGCGCTAATGACCTCCAGGCCCCGCAGGAAGCTCTCAACCAAGAGATGAGTACGATCCTCACCAACCATAGCGCCGCTGGCGTCCAAGCCATATGGGTGCCGACTGGGTGTGAGCTGGATGAGCATATGGTGGGAGAGGGAGTATTGATTGTCGAGGGTGGCCAGATTCCTCCTCAGGGGATCAATTTTGCCAAGACGCCTAAGGAGTTCTTTAACTTCAGGGATGTCTTGTCGCAGTCCATGGAGCAGCTTAGCGGGGTGAACAGTGTGGCCAGGGGCCAGCCGGAGGCCAGCCTAAGGACTGGAGAGGCCCTAAAGGTCCTCGATTCCAAGGCGGTTCAGGCTGGAACTTCTTTGCTGCAAAGCTATTATGACTCGATAGAAGAAGTAGGGACCTTCCTACTTAGGCACCTGCCGGTGTTTATGAACGGCCAAGATGAACGGGTCGTCAGGATGGTGGGCAGAAATAATCGAGCATACGCCCGAACATTCCAGAAACAAAGCTTAGAGGGTATATCAAATGTTCGAGTCCAAGCTGGGAATGCTCTTTCTAAAACTGTGTCTGGACGTTTGGCTATTGCTGATAAGCTGCTGGAGCATGGGTTTATAAGAACCCAGGAGCAGTATTTGACAGTCCTAAACAGTGGCCAGCTCAAGCCCCTGGTCGAATCAGACCAGTCAGAGCTTGACCTTATCAGAGACGAGAACGAGCGCCTTGATATAGGCCAGCCCGCCTATGCTGACCCCACCGATAACCATGTTCTCCACATTAGGGAGCACAAGGCTATCATTAACAAGGTCGAGCGCCGGGAAGACCCGGCTATTGTGTCAGCTGTATATGCCCATATACTGGAGCATGTTACGATGCTTGACCAGATCCCGATTTCGAGAATACAGATGGCCCTTGGCTATCAGGTTCCGTACCCGCCGTTCGCCATGCAGGGGCCCGACGAGGCCACTGGGGGGCAAGGTGGAGGCGGAGCCGCACAAGGGCAAACCCCAGCCGTACCTGGTGAACCTGCTGCGCCAGGACAGAACTTCGAACAACAGCAGAGCAACGCCTCTCCGGTACCCGAGGCACAATAGAAGGAGTCGTCATGACTGAGCCCGTAGAAGAAGATGTGAAAGCCCCATTGGATGAGCCAGATGAGGATGAGGTTAGAAGTGCCCGCACGCTGGATGATATATCGAGCATAGAGGACCTTGAGACCCTTAGGACGCCCGAAGCCCCCGAGACGGTCACCGAAGCTGTCGATGAAGCAATTGAGGCGGACGAGGCAGAACCTGAAGTAGAGGAACCTTTAGTGCGTACTGCGGAGGAGTTCGCAGAGGAGGAGGCTATGGGTATGGGTGAGGACCCAGAATTCCATAGGGTCAAAATCAATGGCCAGGAGTATGACCTCACAACAGACGACTTGATTTCTGGTTATCAGCAGGCAGCCGCCTCTCAACAGAGGTTCCAGCAGGCCTCAGATGTAGAGAAGGCCGCCAAGACCGTCATCGACAATGTTCTGACCCCAGACAAAACGGTCGATACTATGATTGATCTGTATGCCGACCAAATGGGGGGTGACAGGGGCAAGGCGGTCGAGCTTGTTGATGAGATTATTGGTAAGCGTGTACAGCACCTTATAGACCTGGAAGAGATGTCGGACGAGGAGCGCCAGGTCGCTCAGATTACTGAGGAAAAGGAACGTATGGCGGTCGAGCTACAGCAGCACCAGGTGCACCAGCAGCAGCAGCAAAGGGTGCAGTACGAAGAATATCAAAATAATCAAGCAGTACCCTTGCTTGACAATGCTATAACAGCTTATAATTTGGACGTGGGCTCCCCCGAAGATAAAGAAGCGAGCCAGATGCTCGCAGAATATATTCGGCAAGGACACACGATTACGCAAGAACTGGCGAACCAAACGGTTGCGGACGTGGTCGGCAGGAGGCAGAACCTACTCCAGTCAACTTTGAGTGGAATGACTGCCCAGGACCTGGCGGCGGCTAATCCCGACCTCGCGGCTCAAGTTCAAGCGCGGACTGTGGAGGAAATAAAGGCTTCTCGAACTACCCAAGAAGCGGCGAGCCAAGGCTCTACCTCAAAGCGGCGTCGTAAAGCTAAGAAGACGACTACTGAGTACACGGACTCAAACGAGTTCTTTAACGATACCGACTTTTAATAACGACGCTTAGCCTCCTGGCGGCGTCAGTGAGGTAATTATAATGGCACAT